ACCTGTTACTTCGCAACCGTGCGCTGCTCCAAGTAAAAAGTAGTTACCATTATAATCCTCTACGAATACGTGAGGACGCGCTTTAACCACGTCAATTAGTTCTGCAGTTGTGTCAGCATCTAATTTGGTTAGTGTAAGGTTTAACGTCTGTGTATAGAATGCAGTACCATTCGCGCGATCTGCGTTAATAGTCTGTTCCATAGACGAATTACCTTTGATATCATATTTAAACAGGTCAGGCGTACCCGAGATAGCCGTAAGTTGTGCGCCCGATACAGTTAATGTACCTAACGTGCCATAATCGGCGAACCATACTGCGGTGATACCACCGACGCTATCTTTACAAGGTAATGCTCTTCCCGTTGCAAGTGTACAAGCCATAATATTTATTAGTATTAAAAAAGGGCAGGTAGGCTCAATTAAGGCTTACCTACCCTCTTGTATTAAACAATTACTTTATTATGCTAAAGTTAGCAATGTAAGGTCAGAACCAATACCGTACTGTACTCCTGCAGTAAATCGCATAATTACACGTACGTTTTGTGAACCATCAAGGTCAGCCATATCTAACACTTTTACCTCGTTTAAATCCGATACAAGACCGGTACCGAAGTAAAGGTTTGAAGCCTCACCTGCAACAATATGATCTGTTGGCATACCTGGCGCTAATTGTACTTTGATTCCTTCAAATGCTAAAGCGTTACCGTTGTTATACCAAAGAGAACCTTGAGAATTAACCCCCGCAGCTCCTAATCCTGAAGCACCGAATCCGCCTAATGCACGAACGTATGCTTGGAAAGCAACTGTTGGTACATAGATAGTTAAATCTTCTTTACCGTATACTGCTGATGGGATAGCGTCTACAACGTTTCCTAAAAGAGTAACAATGTTAGAAGAAGTAAAAGAAGTTTCAGAACCGTTTGCAGCGTCATTAACGTCAGCATCTGCAGCCATAAGAACTGTGAAACCATCAAACTCACCTGCAGTAGCGTTTACTCCACCCCAAATGTTTTGCTCTGTTTTCTCTGCTACTTTTCCTGCAACGTGAGCTACTAAGAAGTCAGCGAAAGCCGGTGGTAATTGGTCAAATGCCGAAATACCCATCTGAATAGCCTCCCAATCAGAACGGAAGTCTTTTTTACATAATTCAACGTTTACTTGGAATTCTTCCGGTTGAATGATACGCTCTGTAAGAGTAACTGTCCCTGTATCAGCGAAGTCACATCCGGCGTTAGCGATAAGTCCCGAAGTAGCTACCTTTTTGATAACTTCTTTGTACTTAACGTTTGGTTTGATGCTAATAGCACCGTCATTCAGGGTTTTACCTGAAAGTAATGCAGCGGCGATATACTGGTCGCGAAATTCACCTGCATATGTTGTTGTAATCGAGGTCGTAGTTGCCATTTTATTTTAAATAATTATTTATTAAACATTCTTGCGTATACCGCATCCATTGTGCCTTTAGGCTTATTGTTAGAGAATTTTTGGTGCTTAACCTCACCGATTGCTTCCGGTGAATGTTTGATAGGTTTAGCAGCAGGTACTTGAGATGACATTTCTTCTTTCTTCTTGTCGTACTCCATTTTTACCTTTTCCATTTCTTCTTTAACTTTCTTTAACTCCTCTTGGATTTCTTCAATCGCAGGAGCAACTGCATCAACTACGGCTTGAATAATCTCTTCCGCTTGTTCTGCTTTCTCGGGACTATCGTAAGACTCCGGCTCAACTTCTACTTCTACTTCTGCTAACTCTTCGGCAGGAGCTTCCGCTTCTTCAGCTTTAATCTCGGCGATGATACCCTCTTCTTCTACGATAAGTGTTCTTCCGTCTTCGAGCATATACTCGCCAACAGGAAGCGCAACTTTATCGTCTTCGGTAACAATGAAAATAGACTCACCCGTAGCGAATGACTCTGCTTCAAGTACCGTTCCGTTCTCTAACTTCATCTCTGCGAGTTTAACATCAGCAGATAGAAGCGTTTGAATCTTTTGTAATAGATCGGTCGCTTTC